CACTTACAGACTTTTAAACCGTTCTGCCGCAGGTGCTATTTATGAAACCGCAGGTCGTAAAAACCCTGATGGTCGTGCACCTGTTCAAAGTTCAATTTACCAAAATACACCAACTCAAGGTACTGAAGGTTATTACTTTTACAAAGGCAAAAAGATTGCAAGAGCAACTAGAAACTACAATAGCAACAACCCTTTTGCTGGTTATCACTTTGTTAACTCTATCGATCAGGAAGCACAATTAGAAAGCATTGGTAGAGGGCGTAAGAATAAAGGACGCTTACTCTATGCGGCATTTGCAAGAGATCAAGGCAAGGTTACAAAGGCAACCTTTCAGGCTATTGATAAGGCAATTTATACATTTAACTCAAGTATCAAACGAAAGATTGGACTAGCAGCATGAGTGCCACCGGCATTGAGATTCCTATTGTCAGTACCTATAAAGACAAAGGTGCTAAGGCTGCAAGTAAATCATTAGGTGCATTAACTAAAAGTGCTAAAGCCCTTGGCTTGGCTTTTGGTGTATTTCAAACAATTAGATTTAGTAAGAACGCGGTTAAGGCATTTGCTCAGGACGAAAAGGCAGCAGGTCAGTTAAGTAAAACATTACAAAACTTGGGTCAATCTTATGCTGTTTTAAGTACGGCTGGATTTATTCAAAACCTACAAAATCAAACCGGCGTTCTAGACGATCAACTTAGGCCAGCATTTACTCAATTAGTTAACTCGACCTTAGATGCTAGAAAAGCACAACAGTTACTATCAGTTGCTTTAGATACTAGTGCAGGAACTGGACGCGATCTTGCAAGCGTAACAGCCGCATTAAGCAAGGCTGCGCTTGGAGAAAACACCGCATTAGGTAAATTAAACATTGGTTTAACTAAGGCTGAATTAAAGACTATGGATTTGGATAAGGTCACAACTTATTTAGCCAAAAAGTTTAACGGTCAGGCAGCGTTAGCAGCAGACTCATTTGCTGGCAAGATGGCGATTCTTGCTGCCAAGGCTGAGGATGCTAAAGAAACCATTGGTGGTGCTTTAGTTCAAGCCCTTGATGACGCATTTGGAGACCCTAATAAATACGGCAGCAGTATTGACACAATCAGCAATAAACTTGCTGGACTTATTAACAATGTTTCTAGATTTATTAAGGTCACTAGGACTGGATTACAGAATTTAACTACACCGTCTGACTCACCTATTCTTCAATATAAGATGAACTTTGATAAGCCATTTGACCCTATGGCTATGAAGTTTGATTACACTCAGTTACAAAAAGAAGAAAAGGCATTACAGAAGGAAGCCGCTAAGCAACTTAGAACAAGGCAACAGGCTATTGCTAAAGAAAGAGCGTTACAGGCTGCTCAAAAGAAACTCGAGGCTGATCGTAAGAAACTAGAACAAATATCTAGCCTTTTTGATTTAGAACAAATACAGATTTACGCTGCACTTCAAAATAAGATTACAGATCAAGAAAAATTAAGACTATCGTTACAGTTGGCTTTAATCCAAGAGAACGCTACTGAGGCAGCCAAGTTAGCAACTGAGTTAATTAAGTCTCAATTACAAACTACCAACCTTGCTGAGGCTATTGCTAAACTACCTAGAGCCTTATATCCATTTGAAGGCTGGTCTAAAGACATTGATTTACTTATCGCTCAGATTGAATTACTACGCAAACTGTTAGCGGGTATGGGTACTGCTCAAAATGTCAGTTCAAGGACTGAGGCTATTGCAGCACCATTTACTAAGAACGGTGTTATGTTCGCAGACATTAACCCTCAACAACAAATGACAGCCAAGCAACTTGAGGCTTTACAAAGCAAGCCGGCAACCATAGCCCAATCTGAGGCAATCATGGCATCAATGTCATACAGATTACAGGCTCAGGCTGAGGCTTATTACATGAGCCAAGGTTTAGACAGAAACGGTCAAGTCATAAACGTAACTGTCAATGGTGCAACGCAGGGATTATTGGATGAGTTGCGCAATGGATTACTTAACTCATCCGCGTCAGGCTCGTTCTCATCTATAAATCCATTCAGATAACATGACGCTGCCATTACTCAATATAAGTCTAAACTTTAGTTCAGGGGCTACTTTTGGTAACGCTTTTACTTTAGATGACCCAATCAACGGCGTACTCGGCACAGGTCTTTTATCAGATGATACAACCCCTGCATTAGTTCTAGATTTAACAAGTGTTGCAAGGCAAATACAAATTCGCAGAGGTAGAAACATAAATCGTGATACTTACGAGGCTGGCACTTGCACCGTTAGGATTTTCGATCAGAACGGCAGATTTAATCCTCAAAATACCAGTTCTGATATTTACGGTTATTTAACGCCTTTGAGAAAACTTAGAATTTCTGCTGATTACTTAGGCACTACCCATTATTTATTTAGCGGTTATACGACTGATTATGTTTACACATACGACAAGGCAGAAAATGTGTCTTATGTGGATATAAACGCTTCAGATGCTTTTAGATTATTTGCTATGGCAACAATAACTTCAGTTACTGGACAGGCAGCAGGACAGGATACTGGAACTAGAATCGCCAAGATATTAGATACTGTTCAATTTCCTAACTCAATGAGGACATTGGATACCGGCAACTCATTGACTCAGGCTGACCCTGCTACTGCTAGAACGCCATTAGAAGCAATCAAAAATTGTGAGATTTCAGAGCAAGGTGCTTTCTTCGTTAATCCTGAAGGCAACGTAGTCTTTAAAAATCGAGCAAATACGATTTCCTCAGCAGGTGGCACACCTATTGCCTTTAATCAAACTACTGGCATACCTTACAAAAATTTAGTTTTTGCTTTTGATGACAAACTTATTGTTAATAAATCAACCGTTACCCGCATTGGTGGGTCAGGTCAGACTTATACGGATGCAACCTCAGTTGCTCAATATTTCCCACATGTTGTTAATTTTAGTGATTTGGTTGTTCAAACAGATGCTGAGGCAGCCAACATAGCCGCCATTTATGTGGCTACTAGATCAACAACCACTATCCGCATTGACAGCATGACGATTGACCTATATGAGCCTTTAGTTCCCAACGGTACAATTTTAGACCTTGATTATTTTGACAATGTGGTAATCACAAATATCCAACCTGATGGCTCAACCATTACTAAAAACCTTCAAATTCAAGGCGTCAACTGGGAAATAACCCCCAACTCTTGGATGGGAACATTTACCACCCTTGAGCCTATAACTGATGGTTTTATTTTGGACAGCACTACTTATGGTGTCCTAGATGAAGATATTTTGTCATATTAAGATATAATTAGACCCTAAGGAGAATATAAAATGGCAGTAGGATTTCCAGTAAAAGCAAATTATGTAACGGGTGACGTGCTGAGCGCGGCCAATATGAACGATCTTTCAGGGTCGGTTAATTTATTAACTTCAGCCCAATATGCGGCTGGCAAAAATAAGATTATTAATGGTGATTTTCAGGTATGGCAAAGAGGAACTTCTTTTTCAGGTTTAGGTGATGGTGCTTATTTTGCTGACAGATTCGCTATCGCTTGGTCTGCTGGCGGTGCTTCAAATACTGCATCGCAACAAACTTTTACTGCTGGTACTGCCCCAGTTGCGGGTTACGAAGGACAATACTTTGCTAGAGTTGCAGCAACGTCAGGTGGCGCATCAACGGTTTTAGGTATTTCTCAAAAAGTAGAAAATGTCAGAACTTTAGCAGGTCAGGCTTTTACATTTTCATTTTGGGCAAAAGCAGATTCCGCAAGAACAGTAACTACTTATATGATTCAAAATTTTGGTTCAGGTGGCTCGGCAAGTGTTACAAATACAACTACCTTTGCATTAACAACATCTTGGGCTAGATATACTTACACAGCCACAATGCCATCTGTATCAGGTAAGACAATAGGTGCAGGTTCATATTTCTATATTGATTTTGAACTAGCAGCAGGTCAAGCAACTGGTTCACCAACACTTGATACTTGGGGTTGGCAACTAGAAGCAGGTTCAACCGCATCACCATTTCAAACCGCAACTGGCACACTCCAAGGCGAGTTAGCCGCTTGCCAAAGGTATTATCAAACTCTTGCTGAAGGTTCAATGTGTGGCAGAGTAGAAACTGCATCACAAGCAACACTTGTAACAACACTTCCAGTAGTTATGAGAACATTACCTGCCGCAACATTATTAACAGGAACTAATGCTTTGTTAGTTCCAAGCGTTGCTTTCTATTCCCCTACTGCAATCGGTGGTATAAATGGAACAGGGGCTTCGGTTCGTATTTCATTTACTGGCGCAAGTGGTATGACTATTGGAAATGTAATTGTTACATCTGCTCAAATAGCGGCATTAAGTTCGGAGTTGTAAAATGAATAACTATAAATATACAAAAGTTGAGCCAACTCAATTTGATAATGGAATGATTATTCGTGAAAGCGCAAATGGTGAGATTTGGTACATTCCAACTGACCCTGCTAACTCAGATTATCAAGCATATCTAGCGGCACAATTCACCCCGATTGATACAGAGGATGAGTAAGAAACCTTGGCTTTCTAAGGCTGCTGAACAATTTAGAAATCAGGTTGATTTTGCGTTCGCAGATCGTGTTAAGCGTCTTGATGGATGGATTGGTGATTTGCGTCACCAGTCTCGAGTTAGTCAACACAACCCCAACGAACAAGGGGAAGTCTGCGCTTTGGACATTGACGCTCGCCTATCTGAAGAACAAGGAATTGCAATCTATTTGGCAGATCAAATTCGACTTGCAGCAAAACAAGGTGATCGACGCTTTCTTTATATAATTTTTATGGGCAAGATTGCTAGTGCAAAATTTTTTTGGCGTTGGGTTAAGTATCGCGGTATAAATCCACACAAAACACATATACATATAAGTTTTAAACCAAATCAAAATGGGAAATCTTTCAATATCCCATTACTAGGGGGAACAGATGAAACTATCAAAAAAGCATAAAGCCGCAATTAAATCTTATTTAAGAGCAGTTGCCGCTTCAGGCATTACCGTTGCGTTGGCTATTGTCGCTGACATACACCCAGCATATGCAACATTACTCGGCGCAGTAATCGCCCCTATCGCAAAAGCCATAGACCCATCTTCAGGAACTGAAGTTGACTACGGTGTCAATGCCAAATAATGGATGCTGCTAGTTGGGCTGGCTTAGCAGCCGCCGTTTCTGCTGTCTTAACAAGTTTTTTCCTAGGCTTACGTTACCTAATTAAAGGTTGGCTTTGGACTCTTACGCCTAATAGTGGTTCAAGTCTTGCAGATCGTTTAGCAAGAATTGAAACACGCCAAGAGGAACTACTAAGGATTGTCACCGAACGAAGGTAACATTTATTTATGGCTCAAAAGAAAAAGCGCAAAGTTACAAAGCGTAAAGGTAAGTATCAACACGATCAAGTTATGACTCGTTTAGATGCTTACGCTATTTCTATGCGTGAGTATTACTTGAGCCTACGCAGAGCAGGTTTTCCAGTAGATCAAGCACTTGGCATGTTGGATAGAAATTCTTTCCCTGATTGGTTAATTCCAACTGCACCTGATTTTGACCCTGTAAATCCTGATCATAACCCACATGAGGATGACGAGGAATAATTGAAAAAAATCGCTTTTGTAAGTGATCTCCAAGTTCCATTTTTTGATGAAAAGGCAGTAAAGACAGTAGGGAAGTTTCTAACAAAATGGAGACCCCACCGCACTATACAAATTGGTGATGAAATAGACCTGCCTCAATTAGGCGGTTTCAATGCCGGCACTATTGATGAGATGGTGGGCAACATAAATGATGACAGAAAACTAACTCAAGAGGTATTAACTTACTTGGGAGTAACGGACGTGTTAGGCAGCAACCATGGAATTAGACTTTATAGATCAATCAAGAAAAGACTTCCTTCCTTCCTTAACCTACCCGAAATGCAGTATGAACGTTTTATGGGATATGATAAATTGCAAATCAAATTCCACCCTTTCGGGCTTGACTGGGCACACGGCTGGACAGCAGTTCATGGAGACGCTTTCCCTCTTAGTCAAGTACCATCACAAACGGCCTTAAATGGGGCTAGAAGGCTTGGTAAGAGCGTGGTGTGTGGGCACACCCATAGACTAGGGGTTTCGGCCTTTACAGAGGCTTCTAGAGGCCAATTAGGGCGTACTGTATGGGGAGTTGAGGTTGGCAATTTAGTAGATTTAAGTTCTTCAGGCATGGCCTACACCCGAGGGTATGCTAACTGGCAGACAGGGTTTGCCGTTGCATACGTCCAAGACCGTAAGGTTCAGGTAATCCCTGTTCCTATCAATCAAGATGGTTCATTTATATTTGAAGGCAAACTGTATAGTTGAGCCTTAGGGTTCGTTATCAAATCGTTATATAACACGCCGACATTTTAGTTGTCGGCTTATTTGACATGTGTCATCCTTCTCTTATCCAAGTAACGGACTTGGTGTAACGGAAAGGCAAGACAATGGACAAAGTGTACAGAGTTAGATTTACTAACTGGAAAGATGGAAATAATGAGTACTTTTTTGCCAACAAAAAAGATGCTCAAGAGTTAGTTATTAAGTATGAAAAGTTCGGTTATGTTGGTTCTTTAGAAACTATATTTTTAGTTGAAGTTCCAAGCATGGTGAACGCATGATAGAAACAGTCGAAAGCGTAGCCAGCAGCAAGTTTAAACTTGGCTATTTAGCAGATACAGACCAATACATTGCAAGCACGGAAAATGTATTAGGTAAATTTAGTTCAATCGGTGAAAGCCCCGAAGATGCCAATAGACGTCTAAGGGCTAAGTTATTCTCACTTATTGCAAGTTACATTGAAAAGGAAAAGGTGCACTCATGACCCCATGGATGGAATTAAGAGAAGTTGCATTTATTATGTTTTATGCACTAATTGGCATGTGTTTGATTTATTGGGCTTATGACAAAGTAAAAACATTGAATTATGAAAAAGGGTATTGGAGTGGCCGTAATGATGGGTGGCGTGCTAGTTTGCAACACCAAGAGCGCATAAGGCGCATGAGAAACGACGAGGTATTTGACTATGAAAAGAACTGAGGATTTACTTGATGAGGTCAGGATTACCCTTAGTGACAGAGGTCACATATATGGAAATGCGTCACTCAATCACCGTCGTATATCCGAATTATGGTCGGGTTACTTTGACAGTTACATTTCGCCTGAGCAAGTTGCAATGGCAATGTTGCTCGTCAAGGTATCAAGATTATCTCAAACCAGCGATCATGAAGACTCATTAAAAGACCTGTTAGGTTATGGCTTGATATATCACCAAATAGTTCGAGAAATGAGAGGTGAGGAAGATGGCATTTGATCTAAGTAAATACATGACTGCTGAAGAAAGAATAGAGTTATTTGCAAAAGATAATCCTGACTTTCGTTATGAGGTAGAACATGAATTCCAAAAAGATAGTAACGGTGATACTTGGGTTATTGTCAAGGCTGTTTTATGGAGAACAGAGGTTGACCCAAACGCTTGGGTTATGGGGTTGGCTGCTGAAAATATGAAAACTCAATTTGCCATAGAAAAAGCGGAGACTTCGGCTTATGCTAGGGCGATAACCAATACTGGCAAACCTCAATTTAGCACGACTAGAGAAGGTGAAAAAGCACCAAGGGCAAATAGGGCTGAGATGGAAAAAGTTGTAGAACAGCAAAAAAACCCTTACGAAAAAAAATTAGAAGAACGAAGATATGGTGCAGC